ATGAGCAAATGGATCTCTAACCTCATAACCCCGCTTCTAATTCTGCTGGGCACCACTCTCATCACCGCATTATTGCGCGGTCCAATCGACGAGATGGCAAATCAAAGCCGCCTTAAGGCTGAGGTGGAGTTATCTCCATGGATAGATCGGTCCGGCGACGACGCCAGGAAGGGTGCCAGCACCGACGAAACAGTCGATAATTTTATGTCGAGATATATGCAGTCATCTGGAAACTTGGGGGTTGCTCGAGTTAATATCCAAAACGACAGCAGTAAGGCTGTAACCAATATAAGTTTTCAACTGCCCGAGCATAGAGACGCAGAAGCGATAATGCTCGACAAAGAGCATGAAATTGTAAAACTACCGAAGTCGGATAACATCAAAATTCCGGATATGCAGCCGGGAGATAAAGTAGCGATAATTGTTTGGGCAACCTTCTCCACTTATCAGTTCAAGGAAAAATTTCTTTCTTATTCTTCGGAGGGGAAATTTAGAACGACGTTTTTATGGCCGGAGAACCAAGGTTTCGATAATGGCAGCACGTTGAGCGGCATTATCGATGGCTTCATTTGGATAGGTGGATCGATTTCCGCCGTGCTATTGGTCTGCATCTTAGGTATTGGCTGGTCATCACACTGGGAATACATCAAGTTAATCTTCACTTATTCCAAGGCGTATGAGGCTGAAAAGAAGAGGTATTGGGAAAATCCGAAGAAATTTTCGCCAGACTGGACGCTCATGAGTGAAAAATACTACAGGCCTCACGCACTGTTCGGCGATCCGGACAATCCAGACGGCTCATCTGATCCGCTGAAAGCGGAAGACATACCAGAGGAATAAGAAATCCAGAGCCCCACTCGCGCACCTACGCCAGGTTGATCCGCAACAACAGGCCGCAGCCTTCCACAGCTTCGAGGCCCAGCAACCTGCCCTTGCAGCGCCATCTACAAACGAGATCGAGGACGCTTAGACCCGCCGATTGCGAGACCTTATCGGATTGCGCTGTGGATTGCGGCCCGCCACATTGAAAAGCCAAGTTCCACAGAAGGGCGCGGGCGTGGCGGAATGTTGGACGCTGCGGACTTAAAATCCGGGCAGCGTCTCCGATTCGTCGCATTTTCCGCAGAAGTGGCGGTCCGATTGGCCACGCAAAACTGCGTGCCTCAGACAGCCACTGCGGAACGGCTCAGCTGCTTTTTATACAGCATCGGCCGCTGCAAACGCGCTTCCTGAGCCACAACGTGATCGCTCTTCGGTTCAAACCGGACCGTCAACGATCTGCATCTTCTCGGCGAACTTCTCGGAGTTCATTATCGCAGAGAATTCCTCTCCAAGCGCCTTCACTTCCGCCGTAAAAGATCTGATCTTGTTGAGATCGTAAAGATACTTCGCTCGCTCTTTTTGATTTTTTTCGTGATACAACTTGCCCCACAAAGAAATATTTTGCGGCTGTTGAAAGCGATATAACTTTACATCAATTTTCACGTCGCCCGATTTGAACATCGGGCGCGCCTCGACCGCCCATACCCCATGAACAAGCGCGTTTCTTATTGAATTCAATTTTGAGAATTTGGTTAGCGCCGTCTGCACTCGGCTTCGAGTTGGAGCGTGAGTCAAAATATTTGCCAAGCTTGAAACTGACTCAGTTAAAGACTTATTTCCCATGCTGGAAATAAGAGGGTATATCATAGCAGATGCTTTAAAATCGAGGATTTTCTGAAGCAATTGATGAATAATAGTTTCAAGCCACCCCCATTCATCAACGAAAATCCCTAGTATTGTGTGATGCTCGCTTCCGGTCGGTCTTTTAAAACCCAAGTGGCGCATGCCTGTTGCATCGAAATAGTCTACGTCTTCCGTGCCATCGCCCATTTCCACCCATACTTGATAGGGCAATTTGTGATGAGGTGTGGTCACGAAGAAAGTCCGGAATTCATTGTCAGCCATCATGCGTCCCATTGGCGAAGGATCAGAGCTTCATATCGTTGCGTCCGTTACCGCAGAATACCGCGCTGCCCCTTCATCCCATGTGGGGGCTACCGGAAAAAACGTAATAAACGTAACATTGGCTGAATTCTGCGGATTTTGACGTAACCTCGAACGTAATCTGCCAATTATGAGATTACCTTTTTAAAACGTAACCTTTTGATCTGAAAAACCCTAAGATTTCTGCGGAGGTTACGTTTTTCGCCGCGAGAGGTTTCGCCTGATTACCTCTCCGACGTAACATCGAAAATCGTTGTAAATCATCTGGTTAAGGTGGCGCTCCGGGCGCAGGTTACGCATGTTACGCTTTTCCGGCCCCTGCCACGGCAAATGGCGGGATCCACGCTGATTTTTCGGATGAGCCGCCTGCCCGATTATCCCGCTCTAGGTGCATCAAAGTGCAACAGCTGGGAGGGCCTCCACGACGGGGCGCAGCCTAGGAGTTGGGCCGGGGGAAGGGAAGTCGCTGGGCTGCATCAAATGGGACATAAGAAGTGCGCGGGCGAGGCGGGGGGATAAGCGCGTTGCGAGGGGGTGCCACCCCGGGCCCGTGGTCCCGGGTGGCCGACCCGCGCGGTTCCGTGCCTTTTCAGGGACGACAGCGGCCCGGCGGTGCCAGATCGCCGCGGCTAACCGCGCAACAATCGTGCGTGCATGCTGGATACGAAAAGGGCGGCCCCATCGAGCCGCCCTTAGTGAAGTCGAGGTGTTGAGCGTCAGGAGGCAGCCGCCGCCCGCTGTCGGAACCGCACTGCCTCGATCCCCACTGTCTCATTGAGTTCGAGGAACACGGACTGCAACGGCTCGATCTCCAGTTCATAGAAGCTGTCGAGCGCCTTGGCCGGATCGCCGAAGCCGCCGGCGTTCGCCGGGATGATGCCGAGCAGCTGGGGAGGCACGCGGTGGGCGGCCAACACGTCGTCGCGCGTCGTGTTCTTGATACCGAGGAACTCGTCCTTGGCGCCGACCTCAGCGATCGGCTTGATCTGGATGCCGTTTTCCTTCCCGCCGATCGCGTGGACGAACAGGTTGCGGAAGTTGCCCGGCCCCTTCGATCGCTTCAGGGCGTCGCGCATGGCATCCACGTCGCCATCGGCAAACTCTCCGGTGGCATAGAGGATATAGCCCGCGTGGCTCCCGTTCTCGTAGTAGCGGCGGCGGAACAGCGTCGCGTTCTCGTTCAAAAGCGCCGACTGCAGGGCCGAGATGTACTCGGGGATGCCGTAGATCTCCTGATTGATGTCGGGCGCCATGATCTGGTGGACGGTGCCCGCATCAAACTCCACCTCGTTCTGGTAGCCGGGCACCCACCAGAAGCTGCCCAGCGCCACGCCGCGCCGCGTGTACTTGGCAAGGCAGTGGTCGAAGCGCAGAACGCCGGCCAGACGGTTACGTACCTCCTGCACATAAGCATTCCCGAGGACGAGATAGTCCTGCACCATGGCGGCGAAGTCGCGACGGCTGATCAGCGATGCCGGATCGAGGCTGGCCGCCAGCATGTTCCGCTTCAGGATGATCGCGCTGGAATGATGCGGCGACGCGCGGAACGAGCGGGACAGGCCCTCCAGCGATATGGGCGGCTCGTACCAGCGCTGGTTGTGCCAGCACTCCAGCATGTCGAGCATGGTCGCCCGGCTGTTCACCGGCTCGGGATCCCCGAATGTGAAAGCCTCGATCGACCTGCGCCGGTTGTCGTTCGCCGCGACGATCGCGCCGCTCGATGCGGCGGCGCTCTCCTGACGGCTCATGCGGCGGGCACGGCTTCGCTTGCTCATTCGATAATCTCCATCGTGCCCTTGGGCTTTTCCTTGCCGTCGAGCGGCTCGTTCATGAGGATGTGCATGGTCGCCCACGCGAGGTCGGCGTGCCCGTCCTCGCCGCCGCGCCCGGCCTTGAAGGTGACGTTCCGGCCGCTGGTGGTCAGCGTCTTCTTGATCGAGACGAAGGCCGAGACGAGATCGAGGTAGCCGCTGTCGAATGCCAGGCGCCCGCGACGGATCACGTTCTGCGCCTTCATGATCATGCCCGCCTTCACCTCCAGCGAGTATTCGATCTTGGCAACCGAACACCCCGGCATTGCGCCCGGCTTCGCGAGCAGCTGGTAGACACCGGCGCCGACGCCCGTGGCATCGATCCCGAGGTACGTGCAGTTGTACCGGCTCAGCATCGCCTTGATGAATTCGGCCTGCTCCTCGAAATCGAGGCCGCGCAGCGGGTGCCGTTCAAGGATACGGAACTGCCCGCCCACGCTAGCCGGCGGCGCCGCGATCACCAGCGCAGCGTTGTCGCCGTTCTCGCTCGACTGCGGGTCATACCCGGCCCACACCGCGCGATTGCCATAGGGCCGCGCCCCCTCAGGATCGACGTCGGTCCATTCGACAAGGCTGTCGCATCCGCAGGCGATCATGTCGTTGAACTTGAAAGCCGACATGCTGTCGTCGACGAAGTCGCACATGAACAGGTTGGCGAACTCGTCGGGCGCGTATTCGTCCCGCAGTTCGTCAATGTCGAAATCGCTGTTGCCGCCGCGCGCCGCGTCTTCGATCGTGACAATGTGCCGCCAGACGCGATCCGGCCCAACGCTACCTGCCGCCAACGCAGCGTGGCTGACGTCGATCTCGATCTGATCAGCTTTCTTGCGGCGACGATTTCGGCGCTCGCCGGTCCAGTACGGATAGGCCGGATGCGCCACGCTGGACGGGGTCGAGAAGTAGGTTTTGCGCCACTTCTTGAGCGTCGCCATACCCGAGGCGACCTTGTTCAACTCTTCGAATGAGTGGACCCAGAAGAACTCATCGAAGTAGAAATTGCCGCTGCGGCCCTGCGCGGTGCGGAAGTTGGTGCCAAGGAAGTGCAGTTCGGCCGCAGCATCCTCTTCGGCTCCCAAATCCGATGTGATCGGCATCGGGTCGCCGCCAAGGGTAACGCCTACCAGCTTGGCGAAGCTGACGATGTAGGACCGGAACTGGTGGGCCTGCGCCTTGGATGCCGACAGGAAGATCTGGTTGCGGCCGGTCTCGATCGCATCCATCAACGCTTCGAAGGCGAAATAGTACGTCGCGCCGATCTGGCGCGACTTCAGGATCATGCGGGTGCGCTGATCCTTCTCGTCCCACCACAGACGCTGATAGTCGTAACAGCCCTCAAGGAAGAGGCGCTTGAGTTCGGCGGCCTGCTCGGCGGTGAAGTGGTTCTTTTTCGGCTTCTTGCGCGGCCCGGCGTTGCGGTTGCCGACCTTCTCGTTGATGTCACCGCTATGGCCGCCGGGCTGCTCGAACCGGCGCACGCGGGCCAAGCTCTCGATCTGCCTGGACAGCGCCTCCATCTCAACCAGATCGCCGCTGGTCTTCTTTTCCTTGGCGATCAGCGTGAGGAGGCGGATCTCCAGCCCGTCTTCGATCTTGCGGATCGAGGGCGCGTCGTCCCACTTGTCCCGCTGTTTCCATGCCGCGATCGTCGCGCGCGGGATCGCGCCGCCGGTGTCGCCCTTGACGCCGTGCAGGGCGAACTCGTCCGCGATCTGCTGAATGCCCCACCCACGCCAGTACAGGCTTTGGGCATGGCGGCGCGGGTCGAACTGCCATGCGGTCGCCGCGGCGCCGGGCTGGGGGAGGAATGGGCCGGTCATGACGCGACCATGCCGCGCGCTTTCTGCCTCGATCACCGCCGTTCATTTCGCTGAACGCTAAGCGAAATGCATGCCCTTGAGAGATCGCCTCCGACCGTCCCTTTCTGGCGTCAACACCGCCGCCGAACCTCAAGGGAACCGGACCGATCATGGCAAAGACCAAGTTTTTCCGCGTCGCCGTCGAAGGCGCCACCGTCGATGGCCGCGTCATCCAGCGCGAATGGCTGGAGCAGATGGCCGCCAATTACGACCCGGCGACCTACACGGCGCGCATCAACTGCGAGCACATCGCCGGTTACAGCCCGGAGAAGCCCTTCAATGCTTACGGCTCGGTGCTGTCGCTCAAGACCGAGGAAGTCGAACTCACCATCGGCGGCGAAAAGAAGAAGCTGCTCGGCCTCTATGCCGAAATCGACGCGAACGACAATCTCGTCGCGATCAACAAGGCCGATCAGAAGCTGTTCACCAGCTGCGAAATCCATCCTGATTTCGCGGGCGCCGGCGAAGCGTACCTCGTAGGCCTTGCCGTCACCGATCAGCCCGCCTCGCTGGGCACCGAACCGCTCAAGTTCGCCGCGATGTCGCGTCCCAACGTCTTCTCTACCGCCCATGAAACCTCGATCGAGATCGTTCCCTCGGCCGAGAACTCCGGCGTGGCCGACGCGATCAAGTCGGGCTTCGCAGGCCTCGCTGCCATGTTCGGCCGCACGGAGCCCGAGAAGCCCAAGGAAGAGCCGAAGCCCAAGGCGGCAAACGACAACAGTTTTGACGTTGCCGCATTCAGCGCGGCGGTGGGCGATCAGGTTGCTGCTGCCGTGAAGCCGTCCAACGATGCCGTGACCGCGCTCGGTGCCCGCTTTGACGCACTGGAGGCCAAACTCGCGGCCACCGAACAGCCACAGACCTTCAAGCGCACGCCCGCCGCCGGCGGCAAGGGCACCGCGCTCACCGACTGCTGAGCCCTTCCTCCTTCCCGACCTGCCTCCACGCCCCGCGTCCCCTTAGGAGCCCCCGCAAATGCGCAATGAAACCCGCCTGCTGTTCAACGCCTATGTCAGCCAGATCGCGCTGCTGAACGGCGTGGACAGCGCCACCGTCAAGTTCAGCGTGGCCCCGGCCGTCGAACAGAAGCTGGAAGAAAAGATCCAGGAATCGAGCGACTTCCTCGGCATGATCAACGTCGTGGGCGTTCCCTCTCAACAGGGCGAGAAGGTCGGCGTCACCGTGACCCGTCCGCTGGCAAGCCGCACCAACACCGCCGGCGGCCAGCGCCGTACGCCCGGCGATCCGACCGACACCACGGACGACGGTGGCTATCACTGCCGCCAGACGAACTTCGATCATGCAATCCGCTACACCAAGCTCGACGCATGGCGCCACAAGCCGGAATTCCAGACCCTGCTGCGCGACGTAATCCTGAAGCAGCAGGGCCGCGACCGCATCATGATCGGCTTCAACGGCACCTCCATCGCCCCACAGACCGACCGCGCCGCCAACCCGCTGCTGCAGGATGTCAACGAGGGGTGGCTGCACAAGATCCGCACCCATGCCGCCGATCGCGTTCTCGACGACGGCGAACTGACGGCGGGCGCGACCAAGGCCATCTACGTCGCCGCCGGCGTGGAAGTGGTCGACGGCGATGCCACCAATACCGCCACGGCCGAGGCGGATTACGCCAACCTCGACGCGCTGGCGTTCGATGCGCTCGATCTGCTCGACCCGTGGCATCGCAGCGATACCGACCTGGTCGTCATCGTGGGCTGGGCGCTGGTGAAGGACAAGTACCTGAACCTCCTTCAGGCCGCCGGCGACACGGCGAGCGAGCGCGAGGCCGCGCACCGCATCCTGACCCTGCCCAAGCAGCTCGCCGGCAAGCGCGCCGTCATCGTGCCGTTCTTCCCCGAGGATGCGATGCTGGTCACCAGCCTCGATAACCTCTCGATCTACTGGCAGGAAGAAACCCGCCGACGGCAGATCAAAGACGAGCCCGCGCTCGACCAGATCGAGAACTACGAGTCCGTCAACGAGGATTACGTGGTCGAGGACTACGGCCGCTGCGCCCTCATCCAGAACGTCGTCATGGGCAAGAAGCCGGCCTGATCCCGGCTCTCGTCCCCGCTAACCGCCCCGCACACAGGACACCGCCATGAGCCTCGCTCGTCGTAAACGCGATCGCATTCTCGCTGCCCAGACCATCATCGCAGCGCAGACGATCCACGCAGCGGCTGTCCCTGTGCGTGGGGCGGCCACCGCCCCCGCTGCTGCCCTCTCCCCGGCAGCAGGGGCGAATACCTCTTCGCCCGCCGACCGTGCCGCCGCACAGATCGCCCTGCGCCTGACGCACGATCTGCGCCGGCTCAAGGAAATCCGCTCGATTGACCGCAAGGTCGCTGCGAAGCGCGAGATGATTCCTGAATACATTGCGTGGGTGCGCGGCGTGCTGGAAGCCGATGCTGGCGTTGGCACCGGCGTCGCCGCCGAAGTTGTCCCGACCATCATGGTCTGGCTGATCGACATCGCCGAGTATTTCGACGCACTGGATCTCTTGCCGTTCATGCTGCGCCACAAGGTGGCGATGCCGGCGCGATACCAGCGCGACGCGGCGACCATCGTCGTCGAAGAGATCGCGACTGCCGCCGCCAAGGTGCAGAATGCTGGCGAGGCTTTCCCGCCCAGCGTTCTCGTTCACGTCGAAGAACTGACCGCCCATCTCGACATCCACGATGAAGTACGCGCCAAGCTGCTCAAGGCCATCGGTATCGAACGCCTGCGTGGTGCCGAGGAGATGGAGGCTGGAGCGCCGGCACTGCCGCATCTCGTCACCGCGCTCAATGTCCTGCGCAACGCCCAGCGCCTCAATGGCCGCGTGGGCGTCAAGGACCGCATCAAGCGCGCGGAAAAGCTGATCGCGGCCTGCAACGCCACCCTGACCGACACCGACACCCAAAACGGCGGCGGCCCCGCCTGACAAGCTCGCCCCCGGCGCTCAGGGGCGGATCGCGCGCTGCGGGAGGCTTTCGAGCCGTAGGGCCGCCAGCTGACCCGGTCCCCACCCCTGTTAGCCGGCGGGCCGATCGGAGAACCTATGAGTTTCGTCGCCCTCCCTGACGCGCCCGCGACCACGCAGCCCCCCGCGCCCGAGACCCCGGTCACCAACGACGGCTTCTTCCCGGACATCGAACCCGGCGCGGTGCGCGAGGCTGCAAGGATCCCGACCAGCATCACGCCGGCACGCCTTCGCGCCGCAATCCTCGGCGCCCTGCTGACGCTGAAAAGCGATCTGCGCGCATACAAGGCGCGGCAGATCGCCGCCGGCCATGCGCGCCTGAACGATATCCCGGCTGACCAGCTGGACGGCCAAAGCGAACTGCTCATCACCTATCACCGCGCCGTCGCGCTCTATGCCAAGGCCGAACTGATCGAGCGCCACCGCGACTTCGATACCACGTCGGCCGGCGGCAATCAGGCGGACGAACTCACGTCCTCAATCGGCGATCTGCGTCGGGATGCCCTGCACGCCGTGCGCGACATCCTCCGCAAAGCCCGCACCACGGTCGACCTGATCTGATGGCGGCAGAGCAGCGCCTGATCGCCAAGCAGGGCGACAAGCTGGATCAGCTGCTCTGGCGCGAAGCCGGGCTCGGCCCCGGTGAGATCACGCGCGTGCTCGATGCCAACCCCGGTCTCGCGGATCTCGGCACCATCCTACCCCTCGGCACCCTCGTCATTGTCCCGGCGACCGCCACCCAAGAGGGCAACGCGAACCGCGTCCTGCCTCTCGTCCAACTCTGGAGCTGATCCCATGGACCTGCGCACCATTCTTCATGCCGTCTCCGAATGGGGCGTTGACCTGATCGGCTCACTGACGCCTTCGCTGATCGGTTCGGCCGCCGCGCAGGCGTGGAAGCCCCACATGCCATGGCGCCAGCGACTGCTGCAGTGGGTCGTCGGCTCGACGGTCAGTTACTACGCGACCCTCGCCATCATCGCGGTGACGGACTGGAACGGCTTCGTCGCGCAGTCGATCGCCTTCGGCATTGCCCTGTTGGCATTCGACGCCACCCCCCGCGTGGTCAAGGCCGCGATCGAGACCCTCGTCACCATCCCCGGCCGCATCGCCGACCGCTTCCTGCCCAAGAAAGGCTGACCCATGGCGCGCATTACTGCCCTGCTGAAACACCCGAGCCGCATCGGTGCCGCCGCGCTTACCATCATCGGGGCCGCCATCGCGCTGGAAGGGGGATACGTGAACCACAAGGCCGATCCCGGCGGTGAAACCAACATGGGCATCACGGTGCAGGTCGCGCGCGAGAACGGCTACACCGGGCCGATGCGCACGCTGCCGCGCGAAACCGCCGAGAGTATCTACTACGACAAGTATCTGGTGAAGCCCGGCCTTGCTCCGCTGATCTCGATCGACGCCGCGGTTACCGAGGAACTGTTCGACACCACGGTCAACATGGGGCCGTCCCGACCGTCGCGCTGGTTTCAGGAAAGCATCAACGCCCTCTGCGGCACTCGCCTCGCCGTAGACGGCCAGATAGGCGCCAGGACGATCGACGCCTACTCCACCTGCCAGAGGGACGCGGGCGCCGTGAAGCTGTGCGGGCGGATGCTCGATCGCCTCGATGCCAGTCAGCGCGCCGAATATGACCGCCTCGTCCGCGTGAATCCCAGCCTCAAGGTCTTCCACAAGGGCTGGGTCGCGCACCGTATCGGCAACGTCGATCGCAAGAAGTGCGGGCGTGTAGCCGCATGATCGGCCGGTCGCATCTGGCCCTTGTCGGCGCGCTTGCCGCCTGCCTCGCTGGCATTGGCGGCTTCGCCTACGGCACGCGCGTTGGCGTGGCGCAGGAACAGGCGGCGCAGAAGCGCGCCGACGATGCCGCCGACGCCGAGCGCGAAAAGCTGCAAGGCCAGATCGACGCCGGCGCGCAAGCCCACCAGTCCAGCGAATACGCCCGGCAGGCCAACGTCAGGGAAATCTACCATGACACGCAAAAGATCATCGAGCGCCCTGTCTATCGCAATGTCTGCATTGATGCTGACGGTGTCGGCCTGCTCGACCGCGCCGCAGATGTCGCGAACGGGCCGGGTATCGTCGGTCCTGTTGGCCCCGCCACCGGCACTTCCGCTAGTGCAGCGCAGCCCTGAAGGGCAGATGACCGGCGCCGACGCGCAGACCAGCCTGACCGCGCTCTACGACGTCGCCGGCCAGATCCGCGCGGCATTCATCGAACTGCAGGCAGAAGTCCGTCTCGCGCAGGGAGGCACCGATGCGCAAGGCCGATAGCCTGCGGCGCTGGCTGACCGCCTGCCTGCCCGCTGACTTCAAGGAACACCCCGACCGCCTGCAGATTTACATCGAAGCGGGTCAGATCGCCGCGCGTCAGTCGAAGACGCTGTCGTTCGTTTACCAATACACGCTGAAGGCGCTGGTGCTCGACTTCGCGGGGGATGCCGATCGCCTCATGGTCCCGATGCTGGCATGGATCGCGAAGGAACAGCCCGAGTTGCTGCGCCGGCAGGATAGCCAGCCCTTCGCTTTCGAAGCCGAACTGCTCGATTCCGAAACCTCCGATATCGAGATCTCGATCGACCTGACCGAACGTGTCATCGTCACCCCGCGCGACGACGGCAGTGGCTATGACGTCGATCATCCGCCCGAGCCGGATTTCACTGACGCCTTCGCGGGCGTCAACGCCAGCTTCACCGATGCTTTCGCGGGCGACCTGCCGCTGCTGCTCGCGGACAACTGATGACCGACGACCTTGCCGAGATCGAGCAACTGGCCGGCGCAATCGTGCGCAGTCTGTCCTCGGGCGAGCGGCGCAAGATCATGCGCCGCATGGCCCGCGAACTGGCGATCAGCCAGCGCGAGCGCATCACGGCCCAGCGCCAGCCTGACGGCAGTGCCTTCGAGAAGCGCAGGGCGAAAGCCCCTCCGGTCACCGGACGCGGTGCCGCATGCTTCCTCTATCCGGCCGGTGGCGGCGGCGAACCGCGCCGGGTCATCATGAAAAGCTTCACGTGGGGCACCGGCCGCATGCTGACCGGCTTCGACATCGAGGCCGGAGGTATCCGCTCTTTCGAATTCGACAAGATCGTCAAATGGCTCCCGGTGCCGGAGGAGCACCGCAATGCCGGCGGCGGGCGCCTGCGCCGTCGTGGCGGCCTGCGCCGCCGGGCGATGTTCCGTCGGCTCGCCTCGTCCCGATTCCTGAAGACCGGCGTTGACGACCAGAGTTTCTGGGTCGGCTTCACCGGCAAGGTCTCTCAGATCGCCGACGTCCACCAGCACGGCCTCCGGGACAAGCCGTCGCTGCGCGCGAAGGCGGTGCCTTATCCGAGGCGCGAACTGCTGGGCGCCACGCCTGCAGATCGCGATTGGCTTCTCGATGCGTTGTACGAACACCTTGTCAAGGCAGGCGGTTAACGCTCTCCCACGCTTATCTCAGCCATATGATCAAGAGTTTCATCAACAGCGAACACAGCGCGCACCTTTGCGTCCTCGAGATTGCTGCGCCAGTGCGGGATTGGAGGGCTATAACCCGGTTTGCCGTCGCCGACATACTGAGCATGGATCAACCAACGCCCTCGGCTTTGTGGCATGATGGATAACCGTACGGACTGAAGCGTTGCCGTGATACCCCCATCGTTACCGTAAGCCTCCCAGCTAGTTTCTTTTGCGATCCGGCTCGCACGCAATTGGTCGCGGCTCAGCAAGGTTACTATTGCCTGCATTTCCCCAGACACCCGGGCCTCTCCGTTTGCCATTCGCTGCACACTACGGAGAATTGTACTGAACTCACGGCGATCACCGAGGGTCGCCAGTCGCTTTGCAAGACTGGACTGATTGAGGCGTAATTCCTCCATAGCCTCTCGATAGCGCTCGGCTTCGCTCGGTTGGTCTAGCTCCGCAGATGAGTTTTCCATACAGCCTCCTTACGACGAATTGACGTATGCAAAGTACGCTGAAATGTCGTAATTTACAATAGTCCACGGCGGCTGATGATGCCTGCTCACGGATCCATTTCGCTGAACCCTTAGCGAAATGCCGGGGGATAGCGCGCGCATACCCGCTCCCGCGACATGGCCGACATGGCCGATCCCACCTTCACCGCTGTTGATCTCTCGCGCCTGCTGTCTCCCGATGCAGTCGAGACGCTGGATTACGAGACGATCCTTGACGACGCTATCGCAGTCTTCCGGACTGAGATGGCGGCGGCCGGAATCACGTTCGATGGCCGTGAGAGCGATCCGGCCACCAAGCTGCTGCAGGCATTTGCCTACCTCGCCCAGATGATGCGCCAGCGGGTGAATGAGGCGGCACGCGCCGTCATGGCCGCCCATGCAGTCGGCGCCGATCTCGACAACATCGCCGCCGTGTTCGGCATCATGCGCAAGGAGATCACGCCCGCCGACGATGCGAACGGGATCGCGGCCGTGATGGAAAGCGACACCGAGTTCCGCCGGCGCATGGTGCTGGCGCCGGAAGGTTATTCCGTCGCCGGTCCCGAGGGGGCCTACGTCTTCCACGCCCTGTCAGCCGATGCCGAAGTGCTCGACGCCACCGCCACCAGCCCGGAGCCGGGCGAGGTTGTCGTATCGCTGCTGTCGCGCCTCGGCGATGGTTCGGCATCCCAGCGCCTCGTGGACGTCGTCCAGGCATATGTCTCGGCCGACACGCGTCGTCCGCTCACCGACCTTGTTACTGTCCAGTCGGCGCAGATCATCAACTACGCGGTCGATTACGACCTGACGGCTTTCAACGGGCCTGACGGCACACTGATCCTGACGAACTCGCTGGCAAGCGTGCAGGCCTACGTCGATGAAAGCCACCGCATCGGCCGCGACATCACCCTGTCAGCGCTCTACCGCGCCGCGCACGTCGAAGGCGCGCAGAACATCCGCCTGAATTCGCCGACTGCCGACGTCGTCGTCACGCGCACTCAGGCACCCTTCTGCACCGGCGTCACCGGCAGGCTCGCAGGTACGAGCGAATGACCTATCCCTCGATCCTGCCCCCGGCCTCAACGAAGCTGGAGAAGGCGCTGGAGCAGGCGGCTGCCAGCGTCCTCGACTTCGCCGTACCGATCCGGGACCTTTGGTCGCCGGCGAACTGCCCGGCCGGTCATCTGCCTTGGCTCGCATGGGGCCTCGCGATCAGTCACTGGAAAACCGACTGGACGCTTGAATACAAGCGCGCGGCCGTCGCCGATGCGATCCCGTACCATCGCCGCAAGGGCACTCGGAAAGCGGTCGAGGAAGTGCTCGCCCGCTATCACCCGGCCCTTGCCATCGTCGAGTGGCACGAAACCAGCCCCCGCCGCGCACCGCATACCTTCGAGGTTCGCGCACCCGTCAGTGACATCCCGACCAGCTTTCTGAACGCGGTCACCACTGACGCCATCATCGCGGATGTGGCGGTCGCGAAGCCCGCACGCTCACACTTCGACTTCGTGCAAGTGCTGGAAGCGCGCGCAACGCTGTTCATGGCAGCCGGTGGCCTCGCCGGCTCGATGTACCGATCCGACTTTACGGCCGAGCACGACGCGAGCCGCAACTGGAACCTCGTGCTGCAAACCAACGATGGCGAACCGATCCGCACCGAGGACGGGCTTTCCTACATGGAGGACGAATAATGGCAGCGCTCGCGCTGAAGCTCACGGATGCGGGCCTCGCCGCCGTGCAGGGGGCATCGGGCTCCGATCCTGTCGTGCTGTCCCATCTGGGGCTCACGAACACGCCGTTCGATTATGCGCCGACGCTCGTGGCGCTGCCGGGCGAGTTCAAACGACTTGAAGTCGCCGCCGGTGTCGCTGCCGCTGCAAACATCACCCACCTGACCGCCTATGACACTTCGGCCGACGACTGGTCGATTACCGGGTTCGGTATCTTCATGGCGGACGGGATCCTGTTCGCAGTCTATACCTCGGCCGACATCATCATGAACAAGGCGCAGCTGGCCTTCGGCCTGCTCGCCTTCGACATCGCGTTCGATGGCGATCTTGCCGCCAACATTTCTTACGGCAATGCGGTATTCGCCTATCCACCGGCAACCCTGCAGTATCGCGGCGTTGCCCGGCTTGCACGTCAGGAGCGGGTGAACGCCGCAGCCGATGGCGAGGACGATGACGAAACAATCGTCACGCCCAAGACGCTGCGCGCCCGTCTTGCCGCCTTCACCGCCTCGGTCACCGCCAGCGTGGAGGCTCTCAGCACCTCGCTAAGCAACGGCCTGAACAGCCTCAGCACCTCGATCGATAATGGCCTTGAAAGCCTGCGGCAGCGGCGCATCACGGGTGGAGGCCTCGTGACAGGGGGTGGCGACCTTTACGCCGACCGCGTCCTCACGGTGACCGAGGCAGATCCCGAGGACATCACCGCAGGAACCTCGGCCACGAAGGTCATCACCCCGCGTCGCCTCGGCCCGATTACCATGCTGCTCCAGCAGAACGGCTTCATCCGGTTCTTTGGCTTCCAGATGGCATGGGGGCGGTTCAACGCGGCTGCCAACGCGACGACGCCCGTGGTCTTCGTCCAGGCGTTCGCCAATGCGTGCTTCTCTGCAGTGTGTAGCGGCGTCACGAACCTTGGGACGGGATCGAACGACAACACCGCCGGCGTAGTCGCTTCGACCATCACCGCCGAAGGGTTCACCGCATTCAGCGCGGACAATGAGCCCAACATCACCTGTTACATCGCGGTGGGGTACTGATCGATGGCGAAGCTCAGCACCATCCAGCATGCCGCTGCCCTGCTGCACTACAAGGACACCCGCACCGTCGCGGACGTGCTCGATCGGCTAGCGCCGCTCGAATATGCCCGCGCATCCGGGCAGCGTGGCGCCAACCTGTTCAACGCGGCGACCGCTGTCGTCGGGCAGTCGATGGGCACCAACGGCGCTGTCGTGAACAATGCCGCCTACGGATACTCGGCGCCGATCGCGCTCACGCCGGGCGTCGCGTATTACGGCAAGAATTCGCGGGACGGCAGCGGGATGCGCTTCGTCACCTTCTTCAATGCGGCCGGCGGCGTGATGACCACCAGCGGCCTTGAGAACGTCAACGCCTTCGTCGCGCCCGAAGCCGCAGCGAGCGCCATCATCTCGGTCGCCTCCACCAGCATCGGGATGTTCCAGCTTGAGGTTGGTGCGGCGGCCAGCGCTTTCGAGCCGTACTCGACGACGGTATTCCTCACCAGTGAGGCTCTGCGCAACCGTTCGGTGACCGGGGCCAAGATCGCGAACGGAGCGGTCACCCCGGCGAAGACGAACTTTCTCAGCATCGACAAGAACCTCTTCGACAAGTCCACGGCAACGCTGGGCTATTACCTGCCACACGATGGCGGTGTGCCGGTCGCGTCGGCGACTTTCGACTATTCCGACTTCATCGCGGTGACGGCAGGACAGACCTATTACGGACGCGGCGCTGCGAAGGGCATGCGGTTCGTCACCTACTTCGACGCTAACTCCAACTTCATGCAGGGCGGAACGCAGGATTCCGTCAACGGCGTGTTGGCGATCACGCCCCCGGCGGGCGCAGCCTATGTCCGGATATCGATCTTCCATTCCGATCTCGATACCTTCCAGTTCGAGCGCGGTGCAGCGCAGACGGCCTATGTGCCCTATCGCTTCATCCTGGGCGGCACCGTGCCGGTGGTCGCCTCGATCGCGGACGCGGGCGTCACCACTGGCAAGATCGCGGACGGTGCGATCACGGTCGCGAAAGCCGCCTTTTTCAAGCTCGGCAAGAACCTGTTCAACAAGGCAACTGCCACGATTGGCGTGTACATCTCGCCGTCGACCGGCGGAACGACCGCCAGCGCGACCTTCGACACCTCGGACTTCATCCCCGTCACGGCAGGGCAGACCTATTATGGCCGGGGCACCTCCCACGGCATGCGCTTCGTCGCGTACTACAATGCCAGCAAGACGCTGATCACCGACGCGACCAGTACCGAGATCAACTCCTTCACGGCCCTCGCCGGGGCTGCGTTCGTGCGGGTATCGCTTTGGCATACCGATCTCGACACGTTCCAGCTGGAAGCCGGAGCGGCGCAAACGAGCTATGAAGGCTACCGCTACGTGCTCGACGGCGCTGGCGTGGCGATCGGCTTCTCGACGCTGCCCGAGGGATCGGTGCTAGGTACCTACCTCGCCAATGCCGCGGTCACCTCGACGAAGATTGCCAACGGCGGTGTTGCTCCGCAGAACACTTCGTTTCTCGTGCAGGGCAAGAACCTGTTCGACAAATCGAAGGCGACGCTGGGCTACTTCCGTGGCCATGACGGCTCGACCTCGGCCAACTCGATCTTCGGCTATTCCGATTACATCCCCGTCACGCCCGGTCAGCAGCTGATCTCCAATTCGGCGATGCGCTTCACCACCTTCTACAGCGCCAACAAGGCGCTGGTGACCGGCGGCTCCAGTACATCGACCACGACGATTACCGTGCCAACCGGCGTGGCCTTCGTGATCGTCACGTTCAACGCATCGGCGGTTGATGCTTTCCAGCTGGAGACAGGCACCGCTTCAACCGCCTACGAGCAGTTCGGCTTTCGGTTCACCTCGGCCATCATCGGCGCAACTTCCGGTGTCACGACGACGGGCTGGAACAACAAGACGTGGGCGACCCTCGGCGACAGCATCACCGCTGGCGGCACATGGCAAGCGCTCGCGGCGAACGCCCTCGGGCTGGTCGTCACCAACTTCGGCATCGGCGGGACCAAGATCAGCGGGGCGCCGGGCGACGTAAATGCGATGTGCCAGGACACGCGCATCAACGCGATCGGCGTTAACTTCGACCTCATCTCGATGATGGGCGGGACGAACGATTGGGCTCAGAACGTCGACATCGGCTATCTCGACGGCTTCATCGGTACGGCCAGCTTCGACACGGACGTCATGACCGTTACCGCGGTGCTCACCGGCCCGCCCATCAAGGTCGGCGACACCGTCAACGCCGCCGGTGTGACGCCCGGAACCTACATCGTGAGCCTTGGCACCGGTACCGGCGGCGTGGGCTCTTACAACCTGTCCACTGCGCCCGGCGCGCTCGCCGCGCGTCGTACGTGCACGTTCGATCCGACCACGTTCTACGGGGCGCTCAACACGTGGGCAGACAAAGCTTTCGCGCGCTGGCCGGACAAGAAGCTGGCGGTTGCGACCACGCCCTATGGGGAGATTCCGGACTATGTTCCGAGAAACTGGGCCAGCCCGGCGCATAACACTCGGGGGCTGACCACGAACGATTATGCGGACGCTATCCGCAAGTTCGCGGCGCGGCGCAACGTGATGCTGATCGATGTTGCGCTGAACGGCGGGTGGGGAGCGTCGAACATCGCGACCGCCATGGGTGGGTCGCTCACCGATAACCTCCATCCCATCAACGGCTCACTCGCCGCGAAGGGTATCGCCTCCGCACACCATGGCGCCCTGCGTCTTATCGAGCCCCTATAAGACTTCACGGCAAGGAATTCCCCATCTACGGAAGGGGGTCTCGGATGTTCCCGCATCTCGAAACCAGCGAGCCTGCACTCGCACATCGACGGGCGAACGCCTGTCCCATCATGTACCCTTCCGCGCTCAGGCGCGGGAGGGGACATCGTGCAGGAAATCCAACATGTCTACCCCTTTTGTTCTCGTATCCCCCACTGCGCCCGTTGCCGGTTACATCGGCGGAAAGCGCAACCTTTCCAAGCGCATCTGCGCCATCATCGAGCGCACGCCGCACTCCAGCTATGCGGAGCCTTTCGTGGGGATGGGCGGCATCTTCCTGCGCCGCCGCAGCCGTCCGCGTGCAGAGGCGATCAACGATATTTCCGGTGACGTCGTGGGGCTGTTCCGCTGTCTCGCGGAGCACTATCCCTACCTCGTCGATATGCTGCGTTTTCGTGTCACGAGCCGGGCCGAGTTCGAGCGGCTGCTCGGGCAGGATCCCGATCGCCTGACCGACCTGCAGCGCGCGGTGCGCTTCCTCTACGTCCAGCGCCTCGCATTCGGGGGCAAGGTGTCAGGCCGCACCTTTGGTGTGGATGCATCCTCGCCGGCGCGCTTCGACGTCGGCAAGCTGGAGCCGATGCTTGCGGATCTTCATGACCGTCTGCAGTCCGTTGTCATCGAGCGCCTGCCCTATGCGGAGTTCATCCGCCGCTATGACCGGGAAGGCGCGCTGTTCTACCTCGACCCGCCCTATTGGGCCTGCGAGACGGACTACGGCAAGGACGTCTTCAGCCGCGAGGATTTTGCCGCGCTCGCCGACCAGCTGGCGGGGATCAAGGGCAAGTTCCTTATGTCGCTGAACGACAACGCGGGCGTGCGCGAGACATTCGGTCGCTTCACCATCGGCGCGATCGGGACGACATACACTGTGGGTGCGGCGTCGCGCCCCGCGCGCGAGGTGCTGATCAGCAATTACGCACTGCCAGCGAACGACAACTGAGCCGAGCAATATAAACCAACGGGCGTGCATCCATACTGGACGCACGCCCGTGTCGGGCCTAAAGAAAGATCAGACCCAGCGATCGTCTATTAAGGCGGCTTGCCACATGGGTTACTCCTTTCCTTGCCTGGACTGGCGAGATTGGTGGATTGATCGGTGCAGGGCTGCAGACCCTGTCGCCGACCAGCGATGCCGGGGCTGGCTTGCCAGCCCCGGTAAGCACTCCCTAGCCACAAAACCAAAGTAGGCGCAAGATGAATCTGCGTTGATGCGCTGCGCGTGAGCGGGGAATGCCTATCTTACGCGCAACGCGTCAGGATATTGACCGCTTCGTCAATACCAGAGAGTGCAGCGTTGTTTCACTTCGTCATTTTGTACGGCGCTCTTTCATATATCCCTACCTTAGCTTGTGCGGATTTTACTTCGAATATTGTTTCAATTAATGTTGCGATGAATGTTCGCTTTAAATTTGCTTAGTACGTTGGCGTTCATTGCGATGATAATGTTGACCATACTGCGATGATCGGTTCGGCCGGATTTTGCGAAACCTTTTGGTTTCCATCCTCAATCAAATGGGCCTCGCGGATAATTGCATTTCGCTAACCCTTCAGCGAAATGCAGCCCCGCGAAAGACGGTGATCCTCGCGCCATTGTCCCACCATGGCGCGCACTGCAGACATTGAACATCTCACCGGCGAGGTAATTCAGCTGGGCACCGTGGTCTCCGTCGATCACGGTGACGGCAGTTGCACGGTCGAGATCGGGGATCTGATCACCGGGAACCTGCCGTGGCTGGCGCCACGCGCCGGGAACGTAAAGGTGTGGTCGCCGCCCTCGATCGGGGAGCAATGCGCCGTCCTGTGCCCCGAGGGCGACCTTGCTAACGGCATCGTCCTGATGGGCCTGTGGTCCGACGCCAGCCCGGCGCCGACCGATCTCCCCGGCGTCGTCATGGTCCAGATGCCCGACGGCGCGGTCATCGGCTACGATCACGCAAACCACCACCTTGCCGTCACGCTGCCGGACGGCGCCACGGCCACGATCGATGCCCCCGGCGGCCTGACGATCAACGCAGACGTCACGATCAACGGCAATGTTACGATCGACGGCAAGGCCGAAGCCTCCGAAGACGTCATCGGCGGCGACATCAGCCTGAAGAACCACAAGCACACCGGTGTTGCGGCCGGCGGCGCTCAGACCGGAGCGCCCGTCTGATGGCGAGCATGTCCAGCACCACCGGCGCCGCGATCGACGGCCTCGCCAGCATCAGGGAATCGCTGGACGACATCGTCAAGACGCCGATCGGCACGCGCGTGGGCCGCCGTGAGTACGGCTCGCAGGTTCCTGACCTGATCGACAAGCCCATGGATGCGCCGAACATCCTGCGGATCTACGCCGCCAGCGCGCTCGCAATCACCCGCTGGGAAGACCGTGTCCGCTTGCGCCGCGTCACCCTGACCGCCGGTGCCACCCCCGGTACTGCCACCCTTAACATCATCGCCGACCGTACGGACACCGCTTCTGCGGCGGCGCGTGTCAGCCTCGCTCTGTCTCTCTAGCCCCAAGGATCTGCGCAATGCCCTTCAAGCATGGAATCACCGTCACCGAGATTGTCGAAGGCGCACGCACGCTGACGGCAGTGTCCACCTCGATCATCGGCCTTGTGGCCACCGCGTCAGACGCCAGCGCCGCTGTCTTCCCGCTCGACCGCCCGGCGCTCGTCACCGACGTCGAGACCGCGATCGGCAGCGCCGGTGTCGAAGGCACGCTCGCGAAAGCCCTGCGCGCCATCGCCGACCTGACGCGCCCGATCATCGTCGTCGTGCGTGTTGAGGAAGGCGCGGACGCTGCCGAGACCGCCAGCAACGTCATCGGCACCACGGATGCGAACGGCCAGAAAACCGGCATGCAGGCGCTGCTGGCCGCGCAGGCGCAGCTGGGCGTGAAGCCCAAAATCCTCGGCACCCCCGGCCTTGAGACGCAGGCAGTGACCACCGCGCTCACCGTGGTCGCCCAGAAGCTGCGCGGCTTCGCCTATGCCCGCGCGATCGGCGAGAACGTGGCGGCTGTCACCGCCTACCGCGCGAACTTCAGTGCCCGCGAACTCATGCTGCTGATGCCCGATTTCCTCGCATGGGATACGACGGCCAATGCGGCGGTGCCTCGCTACGCTGCCGCCAGCGCCATGGGCCTGCGCGCGCTGATCGACACCCAGACCGGCCCGCACAAGACGCTGTCGAACGTCGTCGTCAGCGGCGTCGTCGGTCTCACCAAGGATATTCACTGGGATATCGAGGATGCCTCGAGCGAAGCCGGCGTCCTCAATGCCTCGCAGGTCACCGCGCTGGTGCGCACCGACAGCGGCTATCGCTTCTGGGGCAACAGGACCACGGCCGAGGACGAAAGCCCCTTCGTGTTCGAGAGCACCACGCGCGTCGCCCAGCTGCTCGCCGACACCATCGTGAACGGCATGCTGTGGGCCATGGATAAGCCGCTGACGCCCAGCCTTGCCAAGGACATCATCGAGACGATCAACGGTCTCTTCCGCCAGCTGAAGGCGGGCGGCGTGATCCTCGGCGCCAATGCCTGGTACAACGAGGCGAACAACGACGTCACCGCCCTCAAGGCCGGCAAGCTGCGCATCGAATACGACTACACCGTGCCGCCGCCGCTCGAAGACCTCGGCTTCAACCAGCGCATCACCGACAGCTACTTCGCTGACTTCTCGGCCCAGCTGTCCGCAGACGCCTGATCCGGCCCGCCTCACCCTTTCATACGATCATAGGAGCCCGCCATGGGAATGCCCCGCACCCTCAAGGACATGATGATGTTCAACGAAGGCGAAGCCTATCAGGGCGACGCCAAGACCCTGACCCCGCCCACCCTGACGCGCAAGATGGAGGGCTATCGCGGCGCCGGCATGAGCGGCGAAGTGCAGATGGACATGGGGCACGAGGCGATGGAAGCCTCCTTCGTCTGCGGCGGCCCTATGCGCCAGATCCTGCGCCAGTGGGGCACCCCCACGGTGGACGGTGTCTACATCCGCTTCGCCGGCAACTATCAGGCCGACGACACCGCCGACGTCGATCACATCGAAGTCATCATGCGCGGCCGCTTCTCGGAAATCGAGATGGGCGATCAGGAGGTGGGCGAGGCGAGTGAGTTCACCACGACCATGGCGGTCGCCTACCTCAAGATCGTCTGGAATGGCCGCACCGAGATCGAGATCGACCCGCTCAATATGATCGAGGTGGTCGATGGCGTCGATCTCCTCGCCGAGCGCCGCGCTCTCATGGGCCTGTTTTGACCCACCCGGCCCGGCCGCGCGCCGGGCCTCCTCCTTTTCCCTGATTCCCGGAGTTCATCACCATGACCGATACCCCCGAAGCCCGCCGCGATATCGCCGTCGTCACCCTCGATACCCCGATCGTACGCGGCGAGCAGGCGATCGCCTTCCTCGAACTGCGAAAGCCCAAGGGCCGCGCGCTCAAGGGCATCTCCCTTGTCGATCTCGGCCAGCTGAAGGTCGATGCGCTGCACGTGATCCTGCCACGTATCACCAACCCCACCATCAGCCCTGCCGAGGCCATGGATCTCGACACGGCGGACCTGCTCGCCTGCGGCGTGGAGATCGGCGGTTTTTTGCTGCAGAAGTCGCATCGCACGGATGTCCTCGCACAGTAGACGACGCGATGGCGGATCTGGCGGTCGTGTTCCACTGGCCTCCCGGTGCGATGGACGAGATGGATCTCTCCGAAATCATGGGCTGGCGTGCGCAGGCCGCGCGCCGCTCGCAGCCCCCTGAAAAACCCGGAAAGAAGTAATGGCGGACAGGAACCTTCGTCTTCAGGTCATCCTTGAAGGGCTCGACAAGTTGACCACGCCCCTCAAGTCGATCACCGGCGCGTCATCCGCCGCGCGCCGGGATCTGGCGAAGACCGCCGAGGAACTGCAGCACCTCGACAAGCTGCAGAAGCAGATCGGCAGCTTCAAGGCGAAGGAGGCCGCGTTCGGCGCCGACACCCGCAAGCTGCAGGAGACCAACGCGCGGCTGACCGAGTTGCGCGCGCAGATCGACGCGACCGACAAACCCACCAAGGCGCTGGCGAAGGACTTCGCCCAGGCAGAGCGGCAGGCCGCCGCGCTGACCGCCCGGCTCGATGCCGGCGGCGCCGAACTGCAGCAGCTGTCTGCCAAGCTATCGGCCGCCGGCATCGACGTTGCGGATCTCGCACGGCACGAGGATCGCCTGTCCGAACGCACCGAACAGGCTAACCGCGCCCTGCGCCAGCAGACCGCCCAGCTGGAGCGGGTCAACAAGGCGAAGCGCAACTCCGACAAGCTCAACGACATGAGCACCAAGGCGACGGGCATGGGCCTCGGCATGGTCGGCGCTGGCATTGCGACCGCCGCGCCCGTGGTCGGCGCGGTGAAGCAGGCGATGACGCTGGAAAGCGCTATGGCAGACGTCTCCAAGGTCACCAACATGACCGGGCCGCAGATCCAGCAGATGTCGAACGACTTCATCGACATGAGTGAGAAGATCCCGATGGCCGCCAACGAACTGGCGACGATCGCCGCCGCCGCCGGCGCCGCCGGTGTCGGCATGGACAAGCTGGGCAAGCCGATGGCCAATCAGCGCCAGCAGCTGCTGGAGTTCACCAACGACGCGGCCGAAATGGGCGTGGCCTTCGACATGACCGCCGATCAGGCAGGCGAGACGATGGCGAAATGGCGAACCGCGTTCGAACTGCCGCAGGCGGGCGTGCGGGCGCTGGGCGACGGCGTCAACGCGCTCACCAACCGCTTCGGCGGCAAGGCCGCGAATGTCACGGACATCATCACCCGCATCGGCCCGCTGGGCAAGGTGGCGGGCCTTGCCGCGCCCGAGATCGCCGCGCTTGGCTCTACGCTCGATTCCATCGGCATCCCGAGCGAGGTTGCCGCCACCGGCATCAAGAACACGATGCTGGCGCTGACCAAGGGTGAGGCGGCGACGAAGAGCCAGCAGGCCGCGTTCGACGCGCTCGGGCTCAGCGCCACCGACGTCGCTAAGCGCATGCAGACCGACGCGGCCGGGGCAATCACCGACGTCATGCAGCGTATCGGCAAGCTGGACGCGGACAAACAGTCCGGGATACTGACCCAGCTGTTCGGCTCGGAGAGCGTCGCCGCGATCGCGCCGATGCTCACCAACCTCGATGGCCTCAAGCAGCGCCTCGCCCTCGTCGCGGACGCCAGCGAGACGGCGGGCTCGATGCATGGGGAGTTCCTCAACCGCATCGCCACCACGGAAGGCGCGGTCGGCCTTGCCGGTAATGCCCTCTCGGGCCTCAACATTACGATGGGCAAAGCCCTGCTGCCTACCGTGGTCAAGGTCGCGGGCATGGTCCAGTCGGCCGCCAGCGCTTTTCGCGGGTGGGCGCAGGAGAACCCGGTGCTGGCCAAGGGCATCATGATGTTCCTCGGCATCGGCGCCGGGCTGTTGATCCTGCTGGGCGGCATCGCGCTCGCCTTCGCCGCGCTGACCGCCGCTGCCGCGCCGCTCGGCATCGCGCTTTTGCCGCTGCTCGGCATCGTCGCCGCCATCGCGGCTGTCGCCGCAGCCGCCTATCTGATCTACGCCAATTGGGGAGCGATCACCGCGTGGTTCGGTTCGCTATGGGAGCAGATCAAGGCGCTGTTCGCTGGCGCCCTCGCGTTCATCGTCAAAGCGTTTCTGGGCTTCACGCCCCTTGGCCTGATGATCCAGGCATTTGCCCCGGTGCTCGGCTACCTGCGCTCGCTCAACTTCACGGAGATCGGTCGGAACCTGATACAGGGGCTGATCAACGGTATCGTCGGCATGCTTGGAAGCCTCAAGTCCACCGTGATCAACACGGCCAGTGCCGTCGCGAACTGGTTCAAGTCGAAGCTTGGCATCCACTCGCCATCTCGCGTCTTCGCCGGCCTCGGCGGCTTCGTCATGGCCGGGCTCGATCAGGGCCTTGCCGCGAACACGTCCGGGCCGCTGTCGCGCATCACCGATCTATCGGGCCAGATGACCCGCGCGCTTGCGGTCGGCGCCGGGGCAGGGACCATCGCCGCCGCCGGTATCACGCCTGCCGCCGCGCAAAGCGCACCCGGCGCGACCGGCGCTGCTGCCGCAGCGGGCAACACCTATCAGATCAACATCACCGTCGGCGCCGGCGGCAGCGCGCAGGACATCGCCGAGGAAGTTCGCCGGGCGATCGAGGAAATCGAGCGCGAACGGCGAGGCCGCGGCTTCGGTGACGACGGTAACTGAGGACGATTTTGCATGCACCTGATGGCCCTCGGCATGTTCCTGTTCCAGCTGGGAACGCTCCCGTTCGATGAACTGCAGCGAAAGATGGACTGGCGCCATGCCCGCGCGCCTCGCATCGGTGCCGGCGATGCCACCCAGTTCGTCGGCCCCGGCGACGATGCTGTGACGCTTTCGGGCGCCGTCTACACGGAACTTTCGGACGGTGCCGTCTCGCTGGACGATCTGCGCGCGATGGCGGCAACGGGCGAAGCGTGGCCGCTCGTATCTGGCAGCGGCCGGGTGTACGGCAACTTCGTCATCACCGCGATCGACGAGCGCCAGACGTACCTTATGGCGGATGGCTCGCCGCGCCGGATCGACTTCGGGATTGATTTGCTCGGCGTGGACGACCCCGCCGCAACCGCCAGTGCGGCGGCCGGCGCATGAGCTATGCCGTCAACAACATCCCCGACTGGCGCGTGACGCTCGACGGCGTCGATCTGTCAGATCGCATCCGCCCGCGCCTCGTATCGCTCACCCTCTCCGAAAAGCGCGGGGACGAGGCCGACCAGCTGGACATCGTCTTGAGCGATCATGACGGCATGCTGGCGATCCCCCCTGAAGGCGTTGTGCTGCGCCTGCAGCTGGGCTGGCTACAGGGCCGCGACGTGACGCCCGGGCTGATCGACAAGGGCAGCTTCAAGGTGGACGACGTCAGCCATAGCGGCCCGCCAGACCAGATCACCATCCGCGCCCGGGCTACGGACTTCACCAGCGAGATCCGCAATCGCCGCGCGCACAGCTGGTCGAACACGACGCTCGGTGCCGTGCTGCAGGAAGTCGCCGGGCGCAATGGCCTGACGGCTCGCATCGCGCCCGCTCTGGCGTCGATGCCCCTTCCGACCATCAGTCAGAGCCGGGAAAGCGATGTCGCGTTTCTGCGCCGCCTCGGGCGGGAAAACGACGCAGTCGCCACGATCAAGGACAAGCATCTCGTCTTCGCGCCGAAGGGCGGTGGTCAGACGAGCACCGGCTTGGCGCTCCCCGCCCTTTCCATCCGCCGGCGCGATGGCGATCGGCACAGCTGGCAACGCCAGAAGCGCGACGGGCAGGAAGGTGTTTCGGCCAGCTGGCACGACAAGAAGGCGGCGAAACGCCAGACCGTCACGGTCGGCAAGGCGGACGGGGCAAAGAAGCTGCGCAAGGTCTATTCCGACGAGGCGGCGGCGAAGCGCGCTGCGGCGGCGGAAACCGCGCGCCTGAAACGCGCGCCCGCGACGTTTGACATGACCCTCGCGCTCGGCCGGGCAGACGCCTACCCGGAAGCCCGCGTCACGGTCAGCGGGTTTAAAGCAGGAATCGATGGCACGACGTGGCTGATTTCCGAGGTGACCCACCGCCTGGACAAAGGCGGCGGGTTTCGAACAGACCTTACGATGGAGGTGGCACCGGACCGTCTACCGTCAGCTTGATCGTCGCTCTAGCCGCCTTGCCTTAGCTTCTTCAACACGTTGGGGTTCGGTATACACGCGCTCAAGAACCACCCTGAGGAAGTCAACGAGGTCTTCGGCATCTGCCTTTGCCAATGTGCCATCATGAGCAGCATCGTTGCCGTCCTCACGAACGCAGTCAGCAATCTCGCGCAGGGCGAGCGGCAACGTGTGCGAATCAAAAAGCCAATTCAACCGATCAAAAAGTCTTGTGCGCTGTGCTCGGTTGGGGCCGCCTTCCTCTCCTTCTGGAGGGAGAAGGGACTTCGTTGTCATGTCCAGCGCGAGGCGAAACATGGATCCAGCGGCATTATAGCAAGAAAGGCTAAGACACGCAGAACCTTCACGGAATATATCTGCAATATCATCTGGAACATGTTCCGGCGGGATAATGACGGCATTATCCTTTATGGAAACGAATCCAATTACGTTAAAAAATGAATTTATATGCGCATCAGTCGACCAGATCGATTTTTTCTTGAATGCCTCTTGAGCGCTTATATCACTCAGTGCGCATTTGAAAATTGTCATTCTATTACAGTGACGGCATTTTGCCGGAACCTCATACCAGTCGACCCACCCATATTCTTGCTGATACCAGTTCGCCACCGCAATTTCGAAAGTGACCTTTTGGCTCTGGCAGCGAGGACAATCACCAATCAGCGTGCTCATATCCAATTTGCCTTTCTAAGCCCGTCCGGAGAACTCTAGTTCGTATGGGACGCGCTACTCGATCCCTGTCGCAACTGGCGCCTCAATGTCCACCAAATCCCAGCCCAGCCCGTCGCGCTTGAATATGAGCGCTGGGACCTTGTCGCCCTCGTTTGCCTTCGGACGGGCAATGAACCTGTCCAGACCGCGACGCTCGATCTCCCATTTGGCTTCCTGGCCCTTCGTCTGATCCGCCACCGGCTTGTCGGGATCCTTCATTTTCCCGCTTTCGACCATGACCTTGATGCCATCGGGCGACACGATGCCGTCGATCATCGGATCGATGATCGCGCCCGCGAAAGCCATGCCCATGGCGGCGAAGGGGTTGTCCTTCTCCTTCGCCATCTCCGCGACCATCATTGCGCGCATCTGGCTCTTCAGGGATTCGCGAATGGCAGGGAAATCGACGCGCTCACGCAGTTCGTCCTTATCCCCCGCCAACGCGGCATCGCGCAGCCCCTGCATCGCCAGTCCCGGCGACAGCCAGTACCATCCGCCCGCCGCAAGGGCGATCGCAGCGATACCGGCCAGAACAGCCTTCTTCATGTAGCCCCCGTTCAAAAACTTTGAACAGGGCTAGTCGTCCGCGCTGCGCGCTGTCTACATGAAAATACTCAGGCAAACCGCTGCAGTCTCAGGGTGTCGGCGTCTGGCTTTCACCTGTAACCACATCGACCATCACGCGAAAGAAGCGCAGCAAATCTGCCTCGTCCTGCGGAAACCCGTGACTAGCCGTTTCTTCCAGCGCCTGCCGTACGTCGTCTTCGTTCGCTTGCAGAAGTTGATCACGGATGGTCATGACATGTTCCCCTTCCGACCAGCATTACAGCATCGTGGCGGGGTGAACATATTTTAATCATCATTGACCACGCGCGCATTCAAGGGCGTCACATGCGGAGACCCAAGGAAAAATCCTAAGCTCGTAGGAATTTTCCTCTTTCCCCCGGGCGCACGACTTGCCAGATGCAGAACGAATCAAGAACACGGCGGGGCGCGTAAGAGTGAGCGAAGACGTACTGCGACTGACACCGGGCTGCGATTTCGCATGTCCGCAGTGCAGCGTGGGCTGCGCTACGGTCGTGGCGATTCGGGATCAGCTGTGGCGCCAGATCGAGGAGGAACGTCGGCTGATGGCGACCCGGCCGCACCCGGATCGGGCAGGTAGGGTCCGATCCCTGCAAAGCCAGATGGCAACCATCGAGCGAGAATTTCAGCGGTCTCGTCCCTGGACGATCCTTCCGGGACAAGCACCAGCAGCTTCGCGAACATCTCACGCAGCGCGGCTTCACTAGGCAGGGCGACCTGCAGCTGCACGTACTGCACCGCCGGGCGGGCAGCCTCAACTGCACGAGCCTCAGGTTCAACCTCGACTTCGCTCAACCCTGCAAGTTTCATCACCTCGGCCGGATCAACTCCGCGCCGGGCGAGCACCGTTGCAATTTGGCGCGTGACGTCGATGGGAAGCTCGCGTTTTTTGTAGCGCTTCGGATCCTCGAAGTATGAATACCTCGAAAACCCTATCCCCATCTCCTCGGCCATCTTTCGGATCGATATCCGAGGCACGGCGGAGAGACGCAAATCCTTTAGTTTTTCACTTGCTGACGACATGGCCCGGACTGTGTTGAAATTTTAAACGCCGTCAGTCCTCAAAATGAGTTGATCGGTGTGTAAATTTTGAATACACCGCTGTCTATGGAACGGCTCACCTCAATTTTCGACCTGTTCGGCGGCATTCGTCCGATGGCTCGCGCCCTCGGCGAAAGCCCCAGCAAGGTCATGGCGTGGAAGCGTGCAGGGCACATCCCCGCGCAGAAGCAGGCCGAGGTTCTCGAAAAGGGCCTTGCCCTCGGCATCGCGCTTACCGCCGAACATCTTGTCTTTCCCCGTGGCCGCCCTTCGGATGTCGCAACCACCCTAACGGCCACCCCCGCCCCCGTCGCTTGCGATCGGCAACCGAAAACGCAAGCGACGGAGGCGGGCCAATGACAAAGCCTCGCGAGCCCGTGTCCTTCTCGATGGCGATCACAACCGTGGCCGGTCTGATCGGATGGGAAGAAGCCGCCCGCGTCACCGGGCGCAAGGTGCGTACCGTCCGCCACTGGAGCGAGAGCGACAACGGCGGAACGCCCACCCTGCAGCAGGCCACCGCCCTTGACCACGCCTACATCGCCGCTGGCGGTGGCTACGCCCCCATCGCCGACAGCTACACCCGGCAGATGGAAATCGTCATAGCGGATCAGGATGCCTGCCGCATCGCTCTGGCCAACGATGTGGCCCTGTTTTCCCGCGAGACGGGCGACGCCCTGAGCCACTGCATCCAGGCGATGCAGCCGGGCGCGTCACCCGCCCTGATCTACCGCGCCATTGCCGAGACCGAGGAAGCTGACGCGGTCGTCCCGCGCCTCCTCGGCCGTCTGAAAGCCCTTCTACCCGGCAATGGTGCCGGGCGCGAAGCCAATGGGGAATCGAAGTGATGTCGGGGCGCCGAGTTCAACTTCCACACGTAAACTGCCCGGCTTGCGGAGGCCGTGCATTTGCGCAGACCGTAGGTAAGAAAAGCCTGCTCTTCCGCGAGCTTTACTACGAATGCCGCAACCCGGATGCCTGCGGCCACGTGTTCGTCGTCGAGATGACGGCAACGCGCACCACGCGGCCTAGCCGCTATCCTGCACCGCTCCACCAGTTGCCGATGACGACGTGGCGCGAAGCCGCGAACGATCGCGCTGCCAACGATGATGGTCCGCCCACCGAACCGGAATCAAGCGCGACCGTCACCTGAACTGACGGCCGCGCTGACCTGACTTCCTGATCCTGATGCCTTCGAACCCGGCTCGCTTCCGGGAACGCCCCAGCTTTGTCTACTCACCGGAGCCTTCTCCATGCATCTCACCAACCATAGCCACTTCGGCGCGGTGCTCCAGCAGCCCCGCCAGCGGCCGGGCTCAACACCCTCTCTGCTCGCCGCATGGCGCGATCTGTGGCGTGACCTTCCGACCGACATTCGCCGCGACGTCATCAGCCTCTTCGGTATCACCCCGATGCTCTTTGAAGCCTTCGCCCTCGCATGGGTGATGCTGCCGTGATCCAGATTTCCCAGCTTATCCGCGAAGGCCGCGACGCCGTTATCGCCGAGAAGTTCCGCGACGGTCGCCCGGCCACTAACCCCTACGGCCCGCACTCGAAGCGCCGCGTCTTCTGGCAGCGCGGCGCCGACGAAGCGCGCACCCGCGCCGATGCCGTCCTGCAGATCGGAGCCTGATCCATGGACATGCGCGAAGACATCCGCCGCGCCTTGCTGCCGCTGCTCAAGGCCGATTTCAAATGGAAGAAGGCGACGGGGACGTGGCTCCGTCAGGGCAAGTGCCCGGATTGCAACGAGCATTCTGTTTTCACCCATGAGCAGAACCCTTGGGTGATGAGTTGCGAACGCACCAACAAGTGCGGTTGGCAGGGCTCTGCCCGCGATCTTTATCCGGAGATTTTCGATACGTGGTCGAACCGCTTCAAGGCGACGCCTGAGAACCCCACCGCCGCAGCGGATGCCTACCTAAGCAACGCGCGCCGGCTCAACCTTCTTGGCATGCGCGATGCCTATTCGCAGGAATACTATCGCGATGAAGCGCGCCGGATCGGATCGGCCACCGTCCGCTTCCCTCTCCCCGGCGGCAGCTGGTGGGAACGACTGATCGACCAGCCCGGCCGGTTCGACCGCAAGGCCCGCTTCGCCCCCGGAAGGTCCTATAAGGGGCAGGCGTGGCAGCGGCCTGACGTGTCGATAGAGGACATGGCCAATGCGCCCAGCATCTGGCTTGCCGAAGGCATCTTCAATGCATGGGCGCTGGAGCAGGCCGGGCAGCGTGCGGCCTCGACCATGTCCAGCAACAACTACCCTGCTGAGTTTCTCAAGCAGCTGCGCCAGCACATTGCCGGTTCGGATGCGCCGCTGCGCCGCCCCCAGATCGTCTTCGCCTTCGACGTCGGCGCCGCTGGCACCAAGGCGAGCCGCGATTTCGTGGAGAAGGCCAAGAAGGAAGGGTGGGACGCCACCGCCGCCCAGCCCATGGGCGAGGATGAGAGCGGCAACGAACTCGACTGGAACGACCTGCTCGTCTTCGACCGCCTGGGCGAAGCGGACCGGGCCGAATACCTATGGCACGGCAAGGTGCTCCTCGCTGCGAATGCGCAGGAAAAAGCGTTCCTGATCTGGGACAAGCACCGCTGGAACAGCTTCCACTTCACCTTCGGCAGCCGCACGTACTGGTGCTCGATCGACATCTCGATCGTGCAGGAAAAGATCGACGAGTACCGCAAGGGCCGCACCCGCGAGTTGAAGGAGATCGACAAGGACGAGGAAGCCGCAATCCGCGAGAAGGCGTCGCTGGAGGCGCTTTCGGTCGAGGAGATCGCCAACTGCGCCTTCCGCGTCCTGTACCGCCAGCGGGACGAGGCGACGGACGAGACCAAGTTCTACCTCAACATCAGCTACCCCAGCGGTAAGCGCCCCTCGGTCAAGGGCGATTTCACCGCCGCCCAGCTGCGCAAGGCATCGAACTTCGAAGATCGCCTCTTCGCCTTCGGTGGCGTCTGGACCGGCAGCGCCCTGCAGCTGACCCGCATCCTGCAGCAGCAGACGCCGGACCTGCCGGACGTTCGCCCGCTGGGCTTCACCGGGTACTGCCGTGATTCCCAGACTTATGTCTTCGGCCCGATCGCCGTCGCCGGTGGCCGCGTCTACAAGCCGAATGAGAACGAGTTCTTCCAGATCGGCAAGAAGGCCCTCAAGCTGGGCACCTCGGAAAAGCTGCTCGATATCGACTATGATGCGGATCAGCTGGACGTCAGCTGGCTCCCGCACCTCTGGACCGCCTACGGCCCCAAGGGCATCGTCTGCCTGACCTTCTACTTCGCGTCTCTGTTCGCCGAACAAATCCGCGCGGAGATGAAGAGCTTCCCGTTCCTCGAAATGCACGGCCTGCCGGGCACCGGCAAGACCACGCTGGTGGAGTTCCTCTGGAAGCTGCTGGGCCGTGAGAATTACGAGGGGTTCGACCCTGCCAAGGCCACGCCCGCCGCCATGGCGCGCAACCTTGGCAAGGTCGGCAACCTGCCCGTCGTTCTGATCGAGGGCGACCGCCGGGAAGAGGCCAGCCACGCCAAGCGGTTTGAGTGGGAGGAACTGAAAACCGCCTACAACGGTCGGTCCGTGCGCTCGCGCGGCGTCAAGAATGGCGGCATGGAAACCTTCGAGCCGCCTTTCCGTGGCGCCATCGTCATCGAACAGAACGAGCCGGTGAACGCCTCGCGCGCCGTGCTGGAACGCATCATGTCGCTCGGCTTCGACATGTCGGGCTGGTCACCGGATACCAAGGTTGCGGCAGAGAAGCTGGAACAGTGGCCGATCGAGAAGGTGTCCGGCTTCATCGTCCACGCCACGAAGCGCGAGGGCGAGGTGATGGCGCGCTTCCGGCAGGCTTTCGCACAGTACGAAGCCGAACTCCTCGGTATGCCTGCGATCCGCACCAACCGTCTCGCCAAGACGCACGGCCAGCTTCTCGCCTTCCTCGACGCCATGCGCACCGTCGTGCCGCTCAGCGATGACCAGCAGGCCGCTACTGCCCGCTTCATCGTCGAGATGGCCACGACGCGGCAGACCGCCGTCAACAGCGAAGACCCCGTGGTCAGCCTGTTCTGGGAACGGTTCGATTACCTCGAGGAGAACGAGGACCGCGTGGCCACCATCGGCCACATCAACCACCATCGCCGCCACGACGAGGGCCTGATCGCCGTCCGACTGAACGAGATGGAGGCCCGCTGCGCCGACAAGCGTCTGGCGCTGCCCACCCACGCCGAACTCATCCGCGCCCTGAAAACCTCGAAAAACCGCCGGTTTGTTGAAGTCACGGCGGTCAATTCCCGAAACGACAACGTCGGCGCCGTCCGCTGCTGGGTCTTCGAAGACCGCAGCCGGGCCGCTGGTCACCGCAAATCCTGAAAATCGAAAGGACGATCATGCGTACCGTACCTTCGCTCCTGTCCATGCTGGACGATCCCGACACCGCGCCACCGGCGCCGCCACCGCTGCCCGCGCCCATCATGCCATGGGACTACATCCGGATGCGCCGTCTCGCCGCTGGCAAGACGATCGAGGAGGCATCGCGCCCGTTCTGGCACCATGCCGAACATCAGGCCGACGTCGAACGTAACATGCGCCAGATCGAGGCTGTGGGCTTCCGGGTGAAGCGCCTGTGGGACATGTCCCGCTCGTACCGCCTCAACGGGACCATCTACCGCCAGCTGTGCGACACCCCGCCTGAACAGCACCCGCGCCTCTGCCGGGCCTGCGGGTGGGACGAATGGTCCAGCCAACTCGATACCGAGGGCTTCGACTGCGCGTGGTCCACCCTCGATCCCGAGATCTGCACCCTGTGCGAGCAGGTCAAGCGCAAGAAATTCCAGCCCCGCCCGGCCAACACCCAACCATCAACCAACCCGCGCAGCGCCGCCCAGCGCGCCGCCTGACCTCAAGGAAAACCTATGTCCGCCACAAACGCCCCCGAAGATCGTCTGCGCTTGCTGATCGAGCGCATCGAGCGCCTGGAAGAAGAGAAAAAGGGCATCAACGACGATATCCGCGATGTCTACAACGAGGCGAAGGCCGTCGGCTATGACGTCCCCGCCATGAAGCAGATCGTGAAGATCCGGCGCATGCTGCCGGAGAACCGCCGCGAACTCGACATGATCCTCGATACCTACAAGTCTGCGCTGGGGATCGACTGATGCGCCGCCCCCGCAAGGACACCGTCCACCCGCTGGGCTGCGCCTGCCGCGCATGCGCGCCGCGTACCTGCCGCGATCACCGCATCGATCTCGCCATCCGGGGCGCCACGCGCGCCCTGTTCCTGATCGCTGCCATCCTGATGATCCCCTTCATCATCGCCCACGCGCTCGCCAGCGCGAAAGGAGAAGGCCGATGAGGTTCCTCTACCTCGAACCCGCCCACGACTGGACGGGCGACACCGTGGAAGAACGCCTGCGCATCTGCGCGGAAACACTCTTCGCCCACCACCTCATCAACGACCGCCGCTTCAACCAGATTACCACCGGCATCACCCAGCGCGCCGACCGCCAGCGCGGCCTTCGCTTACGCAATCGCAGGGCTGTCAACGAGAGCGGTCGGTTCGATGGCACCGGCCGCTGAGCGCGTCCATATGCCTCCCCCGCTCATGACGGAAGGGGAGGCCGCCAAGTGGCTCGCCGTCTGCACCAGAACCCTTCGCGCCTTGCGACAGGAGGGAAAAATTACGTACGTCCAGATGAAGTCGGGAATCAGGTATACGCTCGACGATCTTCAAGCCTTTGTCGAAAGCCAGCGTAAATGCCGATCTACCGCCGCAAAGGCTCCCCGCACTTCTGGATGTCGATCTCCATCCCCGGGCGTCCTCGATTTCGAGGCAGTACGGGCGAAACGAACGAGAGGAAAGCGCGGCTAGTCGAGGCCGAGGCCGAGCAGAAGATGCGCGCCGGGCTGAACCGCCCGGTCGCATGGCGCATCCGCGAGTGCTTCGCCGCCTACTGGGAAGATCATGGGCAGCATCAGGCGACCGAGGACGATATCTTCCGCTCGCTCGAAATCCTGAGCGCGCACTTCGGCGCCGACACTGAAATTCTCAGCATCACCAACTCACTTGTGATGGATTTCCGCTCCCTCCGGCGCAGCGGTATGATCAAGGTCGGCGATCGAGAATTCGGCACCGTCAGCCCGTCGACCGTGAACCGCGACCTCGCCTATCTGAAGGCGGCGCTGACATGGGCGAACGAGATGCACGGGCAGCAGATACCTGCGCTCGCGTGGAAGCGGCTGCGCATGGCCGAGCCCGAGCACCGCGTGCGATTCGCGGGCGAGGACGAATATACCCGGCTGCTGCAGGGCGCCCATGCCAGTGTGCAGGCCATCATCGTTGCCGCCGTGACCACGGGTCTGCGCAAGGACAACATCCTCGGCCTCGAATGGCATCAGATCGACCTCGGCCGCAGCACGATCACGATCCCGCGCACGAAGGGACGCAAGCCCTTGGCCGTGCGAATCTCGCCGCCGCTCGCCGCCGTACTCGGTCGCACGGGGCCGAAGGATCGCGTGGGCAAAGTGTTCGATACAACCAACTTCCGGAAGCGCTTTGCGGCCGCCATCAAGGCAGCCGGGCTGGTCGATTTCCACTTCCATGACCTGCGGCACACGTTCGCCAGCTGGGCGCGCATGAATGGCGCGGACCTCGCCGACATCTGCGACGCGCTCGGGCACAGCACGGTCGCAGTCACCATGCGATATGCCCACATCAAACCGGACGCGAAGGACACTGCGTTTGATCGGGTCGGGACCATGCTTCAGCCGCGCAAAACGCGCCGCGTGTCACAATCGAAGGCACAATGA